GATGAAGCCGTTAATAATCTCTGGCTGAGATCGCTTCATCAGGCCTTCATGCGTCTCGCCTGTTTTGGTTTTGACTGTGATGCGGTAGATGTCGGCCATGATTTCCTGCCCGTTATATTTTTCGAGTGCCATCATCAGGCGCACTCGCAAATGCGCCTTGTGATGTTTAGTGGTTCACTATGTTTTGAGAACGCTTCTATATAACGGCTTGCCTATCTGTACATCAGGTCGCTCACCGTACAATTATCCCCGGACTATTCCTATAAAAGATGCCTGCCGCTTGTTAAGCTGAATATATCGGCCAGGATTATTTCCATCTTGTTGGTGGAGTGGCTCCTACAAACAAGGTCTGTGAGTCGCAGGGATGAAGACCATACAGACAGGAATGTCTTGCGAGAAAAAGCATCAGGGAAAACAAGTCAACGCTGCGTTAATAATTATAAAAAGAGAAAATATCTATCCTGTCGTCGCCCCAGCCATGGGGCTTTTTTTTATCTCAAACACTGCTCCCGAACATACGCCTGCAATCCGCTCAACTGCCTGGTCACGGTCTCGATCCGCTCCCTGAGGGTGAAATAATCCCGTTCAGCGGAGTCAGTAAGTCCGGGGCTGGCTGCATCATCCAGGCTGGCGGTGCCGGAGGCGGATTGCTTCGTACAGGTCGCGTGGAGCTGCAACCGACGCTTGCCAGAAGCAACGTCATCATGCAGCTGATCGATAGTCGCCTGAGCATCTGCAAGCTCCTGTGTGTATTTTGCGTCGAGCGCGGCCACATCGCGCTGGCGAGTCTGCATGTCGCTGATGGTGTCTTTAGCCAGATTTAATTCACGATTAACTTTGGTTAAAGATGCCTGCGATTCTTTGAGCGCTGACCGGTAATGACTGGCGATGACAATAGCGATTGCCAGCAGCAGGCTCATTGCTGCGAAGAGGATGAGCTTCCATTTAAAGGTCATTTTCACTTTCCGCCAGGCACATAGAGCGCTCCATCTCCCGCCGGTTCTGCAATCCCTTCCACTTCATACCGCCTGCATAGACCCAGCGGCGCATTTCTTCACACGCCCCTTCCTGGTCGCCTTTGTTCAGCTTGCGAAGAAGCGTCGACTTAGCGAAGGCATCACTGCCTACGTTGAACACGAAGCTGTAGAGCGAGGCGCGCTGGTATTCGCTCAGAGGAACCTTAACCAGCTTGTCTACGGTCGCCTTGGCCGGTTGCAGGTCTTTCCACAAAAGACGGTCACATTCTTTGTCTGTGTAGGTCTTCCCGCGAATGATGTCGTTGCCAGTGTGACCGTCGCAGACAGTCCAGACGCCTGCGACATCTTTGTAGGCCTGATACTTCCGGCCCTCTACGCCATCCTTGCCACCGATGAATATCGTGGCGATGACCATCGAGCCTGCACCCGCTGCGGCAATCAGTTTGTTTCTCAGTGAGGACGGGATAGCCATCTTTAGTCCTCCTTTGATAACTGCCCGGCTGCGGAAGGCCATCGCTCGTACGCCTGAATCTGCGCCAGCGTGGTTTTGCGTTTGTAATACCAGTTGATACCGAACGTCAGTAGCGCCACGACAATACCGGCGATAACGCCTACTGCGCTCCACTCGTCAGGACTTAGCCGGGTTAGCAACCCATTAGCCACCGTCCCGGCAGATGCGCCATAAGCTGCGCCAGAAGCTAATTTGCTCATATGTGACATCTCACACCTCCGATAGGAAGTGCTGTGGTGTAGTTAGGAAAGGCCAGCGAGGCATCGGATGCGAGGGTTCATCTGTGATTGATTGCCTGTGGCCTAATACGAAAAAGGCCCGCCGAAGCGAGCCATTGAATAGGAATTTATTTAGGTGAAAAGTTGATCTACGCACTACAAATCGAACTATTTCCAGGGCATTATCCAATCCATCGAATGGAGGCGTTATGGATAACGGACAGCTAACTGTTAACCTGAAACTGATAGCATCAGCGCTTAAGCTAACGCGCCATGACCTGGTAGAGATAGTGCGCGAAGGCGGGATGGAAATATCATCCACTCACGCAGACAAGTGGTTGCGAGCCAAAGGAGCGACTAAAATCGCTACCGGTAATTCAGCGGATTACGGTGCTCACATTAATCGTACTGAAACGATAAAAGATGACGAATTCCGCGCGTTCTGCATTGGCCTCAAGCCATGGCTTGATAAGTTAAGCGCAGAAAAGTAGCGTGTAATGTTCCCCACTTAGGTGGGGATTAACCGGCAATACTGTACAGTTAAAATGGACAGTCACCTGGTAGAAATACGTTCCCCGCTTCGGCGGGGATTTTCTTTTGTAGCTCTGCAAAAAAAAGCCCCGAGCGATTAACTCAGGGCTTAATGTTTTTAGCGCTTAACAACGTGCGCAACTTCCACTGTTAGAAATCATATCCGCAGGTTCGGGAAAAGTAAATAGTGCACGATAAATTAATGCACTATTTTCGGTTTTTACCTGGTGACTTCTCGTAACTGTGCGTCAGCCCACGATTCTTCCACCTCAAACTTGATGATAAGGCCGTCGTAGAATGGCTTAACTGACTTCTTCCACGTATCGAGGGAGATGGCGTCAGTAATCTGGCATACCGCCGCAAATGCCTCGGTAGATGGCAAGCGAGGATAGCCAACGCCGCCGCAGCGCCTGCAGTCAGAAACCACAGGAACGCCCTGCTTTTCTGTTTCCTCCTGGTTGATCGCCTTGCCACGACCTTTGCAGTCAGAGCACGCGGTCGAGACCACCCCTTTCCCTTTGCACTTCTGGCACAGCACTTTAACCTGCTCCCTTCTGGCCGCAAGGTTAGGCCGGCCAATGTGCTTCATGGTCACTACTTCCGCATGAATGAAGCCAGCGCCATTGCAGCATTCACACTGCCGGGTACTCCCGGCGTTGCGTGAGTAATCTTCAAAGGCGTAAGTTGCGAGCGCTTGCATTACCTTTGGCTTAATATCACTTTCGAGCTTACGCAAGGCGGCAACCTTATCGCAGCGCTCAATTGCATACAGGGTCAGCAGTTCAATAGCTTTCTCACGGTCATTGCTGCTGACGCCCATTTTCCCCATAAAGGCCGCAAAGCCCATCTGCGCGCGATTCTGCACCATTCCCTGAGCTGCCATGATATCAGTGCCGGTCAATGCGTCTGATGCTGTGGCTCGCGGGGAGTCGTTTATCATGGTTGATTTGGCGAAGTGATACTTCAGTGCGTTTTCCAGGTTCATGCTGCATCACCTCCCTCTGGTTTGTTAATGCCAAGCCGGTTTACCAGCTCCCGACGCATTTCCATCAAACGCTTCTCCGTCTCGTGAACGTTGTTGAGCTGCCACTCGATAGCCTCAAGCATCTCCTTATCCTTCTGGCGCTGCTGAGCTAATGCGATGTTTGTTACCGTCGTCATGCTGGCTCTCCCACCATTGAATCGAGTTGTCGGCGCAGCATCTTGAGTGCACCGTCCGGGAATGGCTGGCGCGCCAGTCCGGTGAATATGCCGTGCACTTTCCGGTCGCTCAGCCGCGGCAGTAAGGCGTTCACCGTCGCGCGGATAGCACCGTTAACCTTGCGCCCGTCTTTCTGCGCCAGCTTTGCGGCCAACTCCACAGTCACCAGGGCATCCAGATATTCCTCGCAGACCTCTCTGCTTACTTCGCTCATGCTGCCTCCATCAATTCGGCTATATCGGGTAATTTCCCGCCCAGCTCGGTCACTACCAAAACGAGCATTCCGCCTTTAACCGCCTGACAGCGCTTGATGCGCATATCGTCTACCTGACCGTCATCCAGCCAGAAGCCCGCACTGGTGAGTGCGTCAAAAACGGCTTTGGGTAGATTGTCCAAATCGCGTTTGCGGTTGGCGAAGAAAGCTAACCCGTTTATTTCAGCTCTGGCGGCGATGGATGCAGATGAGCATACCGGTGTGCCACTGTCTGTTCTACAGGAAATGGGAGGCTGGGAGTCAATTGAAATGGTTCGTAGGTATGCACACCTCGCACCTAATCACCTTACTGAGCATGCGCGCCAAATTGACTCCATTTTAGGGTTTTGTGTCCCAAATATGTCCCACACAGGAAATAAGGAGGATTTGAAAGAGGCGTAAACTATTGAAATATAATGGCGCGCCCTGCAGGACTCGAACCTGCGACCCACGGCTTAGAAGGCCGTTGCTCTATCCAGCTGAGCTAAGGGCGCCTCGTGAAGAGGCGTTTCACGTTTTCTCTGCCGGTAGCAGTGTGAAACGCGTGGAATTATACGGTCAGTACCAGGTGAGTCAATGGCTTTCGAACCGCCTGCTGGACAATTGAGCGAAAGACACAAACGAAAACTGACAGCACGGCGCGCTTCTGACAGAATATCCTCATCCCCTCTTCTTTTGATTACAGACGGAATCTTCTCTCTG